GGAAGGTGTCCTTATCCGGGAAAAGGGAAAGTGACCGGCCATTGTCCCAGCGCATCAAAAGGGCCGGTTGGTCGTCCACTCCAACAACTGTTCCGCACAGCCCTGGCTCCATGCCGGGTTCGTCGTTGCACATCCCAACCAGCTCTACACGGGTGCCTGCGGGAAACTGTGCTTTCACACGGTCTACTTTTTCTCTGTCAAAGTTCATTCTCTCGTCCTCCTGATTTCAGATTAGAATATATTTGATCAGCGGCGCTCAGCCCGTACCCCCGTATCAGCATGGCAGTGGATACCACCATGAAGTTCCGGGGAGAGAGGATGTCGCTGTCCGCCAAATCCGTAAGCACCACCGTCCTGCTGCCTGTCAGGATGTCTTTCGCCAATGCAAAGCAGGCATAGGCCATGCTGCTCAGGTGGCGGGGGTGGGCTTGAGTGATGTCGATATGCTTCGAGCCCACATATTCCTCCACCTGCAGCCAGAGCCGACAATCGGCTGTCAACAAAAAAAGGGCCGCAGTAAATTTCTTACCGCAGCCCTTGTGGTGCCTTATTTCTTTTTCGAATAGTGCTCCGTGTCGGTCATCTCGAAAAATCATTTTCTTTCAACCTCCAATAAATTTCTACAGAAATGCAAAAAGCCCACGGTTTTTTCTCCGTGAGCCTGTTCAAAAACTTTTCAATTTTTTCGTTTACTTCGGTTCGAGTCCTGTCAGTAGGGGGTGGCATCTCCCAAAACGCGTCACTGCGTGACGGCCCCTTTTTCGCCTTTTGACAGCCGAAAAACCGCGCCGTGGCGCGGTTTTTCGAGGGTGGCATCTTTTTTGCTCTGTAACATGGTGGAGATGGCGGGAATCGAACCCTCGCATAATTCTCTATAAACTTAGTAAACAATAGGTTCTTGAGAGAATTGAACACTTCATTGAACACTTTTCTGCCAAAAATAGTGGGCTTATTAGCGTTCAGAATTTTTCCTTTGCATTTTTCATCCTGCGGCTTTTTTGGGCTGTGTTCCATTGTTGGTGCTGCTAGATATAGGTACTCAAAAGCCTTGGTTCTCCATCCAAGAAACCCAGAGTACGGATGGGAATGGGGTATTTTTGAACCGCTAGGTAGTCAAAAAGTAGTCAGTTCCCAAGTGCCATTTTGCTATTGCCGGCAAAAAGGCACTTGACTTTTTGTCACGCATGATGTATACTTATTGCGTGACAGAAAGTGAGGTGACATGATGCCGCCCAAAATGGGCAGGCCAAAAACAGAAAATCCCAAAGACATCCGCTTCAGCATACGACTGGATTCTGGTACAGAAGCCAAGCTACACCAGTATTGTGTGGTTCATGGGATAACGCGGACTGAAGCAATCAGAAAGGGAATACACTTGCTTTTGGCGCAGGATAAATAAGCAATCGAGCGCTGCCGTGGAAAGTACCGCCCGATTGCTCACACACCAATCCTCGAAAGGCTTGGTAAATCTATTCTATCAAACCTCCGGGGAAATTACAAGGAGGAAAATCAAAAATGTGCAATGAAAACACACCGGCCCCCGATGCCACCAAGGAGCAGGAGCTTGAAGCCCTGCAGCAGATCAAGGCGCTGGTAGCGGGCCTGGGGCCGCGCAGCTACATCGCTACCGCTTTCAAAGGGGTATTTGATATCGCCCAGGAGAACATCGAGAACGACTTCTCCGGGAACCCCGTTGACCATGCGGAGGAACTGGGGGTGCAGCTTGCTGAGCGCACCGTGCAGGTGGGCCAGCTTGCCCAGGAGCGGGACGAGTACAAGGCCCGGGCCGAAGCTGCCGAAGCGCAGCTGGTAGACCTCAAGGCCAAGTTGTACGATTATATGACAGCCTAAAGAAACACACGAGGGGGTAGCAGATTGCTACCCCCTTACTTATTTTCTGCCGCTTTCCTCCGCTAATTCTGGCTCTATGATATCCTCAATATGGCACCCCAGTACCTGAGCCACCTTGTAAAGCTGGTACACGTCTCTGGGGAGCCGATGCCGCAGGCCCCATGCATCCAGCGTCGGTAAAGGCACCCCGCTCCGGCGGGAAAGCTCCGAGCGGGAAATTCCCAGTTCCATACACTTTCGGTCTATTGGCGTGGTATTCGCTGCGGCAGACAATCTTGGCATAATGGCCCCTCCTCCCATTTTAACCTTATTATAATGCATATGTATAGAAAAGTCAAGCCGGCATACCTACCAGGTATCTCTCCGAATGTTTGTGCGTCTTAGCCGCTTGCATTCTTGACGCACGTATGGCAATATACAGACACAATCAAACCACGGAGGGAAATCAAATGAACGCGAAACTTGCTAAAATGGTCGAGGATATGAAAAAACAAACCATTGGTGTAGAGATCGAAATGGCCGAAATCACCCGCCAGCAGGCGGCCCAGGTAGTCGCTAAATACTTCGGCACCACAAATACAGTCCGGCACGATGGCGGCAGCTACGATTCCTGGAGCTGCAAGGACCGGCAGGGCCGGGTCTGGAGAATCGCCCGGGACATGAGCATCCACGCTTCCAGCGACATCAAAAAGGCCGAGCTTGGTACCCCGATCCTTACCTACGAGGACCTGGCCGATCTGCAGGAAATCGCCCGCCAGCTCCGCCACGCCGGGGCGGTCAGCGACCCGACCCACGGCTGCGGGGTGCATATCCACGTCGGGGCCAACGGCCACACCGCTGAAAGCCTGCGGAATCTGACAAACCTCATGGCCAGCCATGAAAGCCTGTTGATCCGCGCGCTGAACCTGGACGCTGACCGAATCGACGACTATTGCCAAACCGTTGATTCCCGTTTTTTGAACCGGCTCAACCGGGAAAAACCCAGCACCATGTCAGCCCTGTCGGATATCTGGTACCAGAGCCAAAACGCCGACTTGCACCGCAGCGCCCATTATAACCGGAGCCGCTACCATATGCTGAACCTCCACGCCACCTTTACAAAGGGCACCGTTGAATTCCGGCTTTTCCAATTCGATAACCCCGGGGAAGGCCGCAAGGGCGGGATCCATGCCGGCCAGCTGAAAACCTACATCCAGTTGTGCCTGGCCCTGAGCCAGATGGCAAAGGTCGCCAAAAGCGCCAGCCCCAAGCCGCAGCAGACGGAAAACCCGAAGTACGCAATGCGCACCTGGCTGCTCCGCCTGGGCTTCATCGGGGATGAATTCAAAACGGCCCGGGAAATCCTCACAAAACGCTTGAGCGGCGACACCGCTTTCCGGCACACCAGCCGCCCAGCCGCTTGAAGGACTTAGGTTAAACGCCCCACTGAGAACCCGCCAAACGGCGGGCTTTCAATGGTAGGCGAACTATGTTATAATAAAACGGGAAAGGAACATGAAATCATGGCTAAAAAATACTATCTTGCTTACGGCAGTAACTTGAATAGGGAGCAGATGGGTTATCGCTGCCCGGGGGCTGTCCCCGCGGGCACGGCGGCACTGCAGGACTGGCGGCTGGTTTTCCGGGGGAGCGGCACCGGGAACTACCTCACCATCGAACCGGCCCCGGGCTTCACCGTGCCGGTGGCGGTCTGGGCCGTCACCCAGGCCGACGAAAGGGCCCTGGACCGCTATGAGGGCTGTCCTATCTTCTATCGCAAAGAAACCTTACCCATTACCTGCAGGGGCCTTAAATCGGGCGCAGAGCGGCAAATGCGGGCTTTTGTGTACCTCATGAATGACGGCCACCCGGCTGGCCTGCCCACCACCCGGTACATGGATATCTGCGCGGCGGGCTACCGGGATTTTGGTTTCGATTCCGAGGTGCTGCTGGAGGCACGGGCATACACGAGGGAGGTGAGTGCGCTTGAAAGAACAAAATGGTAACTTGATCCAGCTGATGGTCTGCCCCAAATGCGGGAAACCCTACCGGGGCGCTCCGGCGTTGTCGAGGGACAGCACCCAGCTGATATGCCCCGACTGCGGCACCCGGGAAGCCTTGGAGGGGATGGGATTGAGCCGGGAAGAACAGGAGCATATCCTGGGGAATATACACGAGTATATGGGGGATGAATAACCCCCGTGGGAGCGGCTTTCGGGCCGCTCCTTTTTTGCTGCCATAACCACCAGGCAACTTGGCAAATCTTTGTGCGCCTTAGCCTCTTGTATTCTTGGCATATGTATGGTAATATACAAGCACAATAAAGGAAAGGGGAATCCAAAAATGAAAGCTGCGTTTTATCTCAATGGAAAGAAAGCCACCCGGAAGTCCATTAAAGAAATTGTCGGTGCGGAAAGGCTGACCCAGATGGTGAAAGAAGCTAAAGAAGCCATCCGAGAGGATCCGCTGATCGAAAACGACTTCTTTATAGGCCGTGGGATGCTGACCATCCAATTTGAGGAATAAGCCGAAACGGGCCACAGGCCCGTCACCGGGAGCCGCCCTACCCGGTCTGAAGATGGCAGGGCAGAAAGGGATAAACCATGAAATACGCTGATATCAATAAACGTTACACCGAAATCGTTTCCGAGTACATGGCCGCAGGCTACACGCTGAACACCGCGACAATGACCGGCAGCCAGGGCGAAATCGCCAAAATTGACCTGACCGATGGGAAAGAAATCATCCGGGTGCTGGCGACCAACTTCCATGATTGGAAGGGCCAGAACATCTACGAAGGCGTGGGCATCATTGTGGGCCGCGCAAACGAGGGCAACCGGGTGACGCCCAACAACGAGCGGGAATCCGCTACCCTTTGGAACAACCACCTGGAGGTGCTGCGGCAGGAGCGGTTCTACGAGCTGGGTGAAAACCGCAGGAGCGGGAAATTCTACGGCACTCAGGCAGAGGCCGTTGCCGCTTGGAACACACGGCTGCAGCGGTACAAAGATAAACAGGCCAATGTAAAAGCTACCCTGCCCGCACAGGCCCTTGAGGTTGCAAAGCGGATAGTTCGGGAGCGGTTTGGGGTCAAGCGAATCTGCGAGGCCGACGTGATAATTAAAAAGCTGGACAAGGGCGGCTATTCGGTGTCCTATCGGAACCACGCCTGCCAACTGCACTAAAACAAAAAAGCCCCCGGCCCTCCCAGAGTAAGGGAGAAAGCCGGGGGCTTTCCTCTGTGATTATGTGCGCAGCATTGTTACGCCCTGCTTCTGGTTCCTTACCTCCGCCTCAATACGGCTCTTGAGGTACTCCTGCAGGTCGCCGTAGGCTGTTTCCAGATACGTTATGGCCTCGGCGGTCAGCAGGTTCTGGGCCTGGGCTATGGCGATGCCCAGCGCCTCCTGCTGGTTCTCTTTGGTAAACTGCCCCTGTTCCTTCAGCTTGTCCACGTACACCTGGCTGGTGTACGTCACGGCGTTAGCTACGGCATCGGCCACCGCGTCCAGGTACTTCTTGGTGAGGTCATTGTCGGACTTCACCCCGAGGTACTGCGCCAGAGCCTTGATGCCCTTACCGATGAAAGCCGCGCACACCGGCACGACGGCCACAAGCATAGTCTGCAAAAGAGTTGTCAGAAATTCATTCATGGTATGTTCCTCCTATCCCATCGGATTACTATCTTCGTCTGCCATAAAGCTGTTAGCCTTTGCGCTCTCAAAAGTGATGCCACCCTCTTTGTGGTCGGACTTGGCCATGTTCAGATAAAACGAACACACCACGCCGTGGGCGGTCCAGGGCAGGCCCACCATGCCCGAGAGCCAGGGCAGGGAACCGGTATAGCCCTTGTAGATGCAATATCCAGCCAGCAGCAGTCCCCCGAGGGTCACAGCCCAAAGAAGCCAGCGGATGTCAGATATCAGCTGCTTGGAAAAGTCCGGGCGGGTTTTCCCCTTGACCACTTCTTTCATGTGCGCGGCCATTACAGTTT